GCCTATAGTAAAGGGATACCCGAAAGTAGCCCCAGAAGTAAAGTCGAAAGATACGGAGATCTGCGCAGGAAGGGTCATTGCGGAGCGAACGATCCCTTGAGTCTGCCGATCGATGAAGCAGAACCTGAGAGTGAGCGTTCAAGTAATCCGTTACGAACTGCTTCAACTAGATCTGCCTCTGAAACTACTGATCCTTGGATATTAACTACAACATCTCCACCAGAAGTAACACCAACCGATGGAGTGCTAGCAGCGATCATCGACTGAACTGCTGGGCTATAAGTTCCTGAAGTGTTATTGCCAGCGATAGAGACTGGCGCTATTGGCGTGACCATAGCAATGCGGCGAGCCTGTGCCTCGATAGCATCAAGATATAACTTCCAACCTGTAAATGGGTTCTTAGCATCTGGAAGATCAGCTAGGAACTTACGCAAGCCTTCTGTAAGTCCTTGAGACTTAGCGAGTTCGCTAGCAAGTTTAGATGCCTCTGAGGTATTGCCGGTCAAGATAGCCAGTTGTAGTTCTAGGCGCTTGCGTTCTTCATCTGTAACTTGACCTTTAAGAGCTGCGATAATCTGAGTCTGTTGCTGATCAAAGAGAGTGCCAGCCTTTTGCAATGCCGTCTGCTCTTTAATCGCTTTAGTCTGCTCTTTAGTTGTCTTGAGCAAAGCATCGCGGTTTTTCTTTGCTGCCTTGTCGGCTGCCGCTCTGTTTAGTTCTGCGCGGATCGCTGGCGTAATACCTGAGGTGTCTTTGCCTCGGTTCATCTCGCCTTCGCCTATTGCTTTGAAAGCCTGAAAGTCTCCACGCGCTAAGGCTGCTATCTGACCAACTCCCACGCCAAAGCGGCGAATAAAGGTAGCAAGGGCTGTAGAAGTCTTTTCGATAAGGTTTAGGGTGTTAGTAAGTCCACCTTCTCCGCCACCGCCAAGGGCTGCAAGCGCATCAAGCAAGCCACCGCCGATAACTTCTTGAGCATTACTAGAAGCAGTTGAAAGGCGCTGCATAGCACCTGCATAAGTATCGACCGCAACTATTGCCTGTCCGCCAAATAGATCGTTAATTCTTGTCTGGACTTCTTCAAAGGACATAGTTTTTAGTTCAGCCTGAGTTAGACCAATACCATACTTGGCAAGAGATCGAGTTTGCCCTACATAAGCCTTGGAAAGATCACCTGCCACAGAGACCACATCAGAACCGCTCGCCGCCGAAAGATCGAGAGCGGTGCGAAGTAATTGCTGGCTTTTAGCGACATCACCTGTTGTAGTTAATAAGCGCTGAAATGCCGGACGAAGTTGATCATCAAGGATACCAAATTGCTTCTCAAGGTCTGCAATAAAGTTCTTAACTGAAGGATCTGCAAAGGCTAGACCTAAGTTATCTAAAGACTGAGTTAGGACTCTGGCTGCTTTATCATCTTGAGCAAAGGCTTTCGCAGCATTGAAGCCAGAACGCGCTAGGCGCTGGGCTGTAAATAAGCCAACATAGGACTTAGCAAGTGTTTTAACTTGGTTGTTGAGACCTAGCGTTGCTTTAGCAGCATCGGTAAAGGCTTTTCTGCCTACGAACTCGGCGGCAATATCTACTTTAACATTAGTTGCCATCAGTTATATCTGCCTGTCTTAGAATTAAACTTAGCGGCTGCGCCTTCTAATGCCTTAATAACTGCGCCTTGAGTCTTGCCTTGATCCTCGTTCCAAGCGCGGAAGATGCCTCGACCCTGCATCTTGCCATTGCCTTTAGGGTCTCCGCCTAATCGAGGTGAAAAGTTTCCGCCGGGGTTCTTGCGCCCTGCTGTCTCATAGATAGCACCAGCTGCAGACTTGTTAAGTAAAGATACAAGCGAACGCCAGCCGCGGTTATTAGGGCGGCTTGGAGATGTTTTGTAGGTAATACCCTTTTTGGCGATCGAAGGATTATATGTAGGGAAGCGACCTTTACCGTCTGCGCGTTCTGCCCAGCCACTTAGCGGTGACTCTGCTGGCATGAAGCCGCGAGCCTTAGCCGCAATAGGCTTAAGCAAGTTGCCCAGTTCTTTAGTTGTTTCTTTGGCTAGATCAGGTTCATATTCTCTCAGGGCTTTGCGGAGTTTAGTTGCGCCTTTTACTTCTGTTGGCATCAGCTTGCTCCTTTGCTCTGTCTTTCAGGGCTTGAAGTAAAGTCCTGAACATCGTGTGATCTAGTTCAATTAAAGTTTGGGGCGAGAGTCCTGTCTCAAGCGATAGTCTCGCTACGAGATAGGTGAAGGACTCCCGCGTTACTCCAAAGGGTCATCGTCTAGAACCTCGACTCGCGTCAATGTCTCTAGAAAAGACTCTCCGAAGGGTTTTACGGTTTCACCCGACCGACGAATAGACTCCCAGCAAAGCCAATAAACATCGCTTTGCTTTTCATCATCTCTAAAGGCTTTGTGAAAGCCCTTCTTTGCATATTGCTCGAAGGCGTACTCGATCGCCGGAGTGATCTGGTACTCGTTAACGCTTCCGTCTGCCCTTGTAACCTTTAGTTTTGCCATGCTTTTGCCCCTTAGTTAGTGATTTAGAATGTGCCGGTTGTTGCTACTGCAACTGTGCCAGATACATTCCATGTAACTGACTGTGTGCCAAGATCGCCAACTGCGCCGTTAATATCGGTTGTGTTATTGATCAAACAAGTCATTGTGTAAAGAGGGTTAGTCGCAGAGACTGCTGTTCCCTTTGTCTGTAGGAGAACTACTGTTACATTTGTTCCCCAAGCAGCTTGAAGTGTTGCAAGAACATTCGCTGATGCTGTGTCGTTTAGGAAGTCAAGAGTTACGCTTGATGTCTCTAATCCTTTGACTTGCTTTACTCCAGAGTCACCCATTGCGGTGACTGAGAGTTCTTCAAATGCTCTATTTAATGTTACTGATGTTAAATGGTCAGAAAGATCAACGGAGTTAACCTTTACGCCTACTGTGTTATTCAGAAATACTGCCATTTAGGTTATTCCTCGTCTTTCTTAGTAGATGGTTTTGTTGCTGTTGGTGCAACCTGCCCGATCTTAATCAGGAAGGCTTCTTGCTCTTTTTCCCACTCGGACATAATTAACTCCAACTCGTTAGGACTGATACCTGCAAAGAGCAGGTTAAAAGATCGCCCGATGCAGCGTTGAGAACGCTAGGTGCGCTCACATCTCCCACATTATAGACGATAGAGGAAGCAGCTAGTTTATTAAACACAGCAACTAGCAGATCCTCAATTCCATTTAGGTTTCCTTCGTTGTCCAGAAGTGGCACGAAGATATTGATATTAAAATTAGCCGGCGGAGCAACGCTGTTGTAACCGTTGTTAGATGGAGTCACATAAGGATCTGACGGGCTGATAACCACGCTGTTGACAATAGGCGTTGCCGGTGGGAATGAGAAAACTGAGTACTTAGTGTTATCGACTAGCGCCGCTGCAATAGTTGCGCGAAGGGTTGAGATCGCCGCCATGGTTAGCCAACCATCGAGCGCGGATCTAGATAAGGTGCGAGCAAGCCGCGAACGCGAGCGAGTAAAGTGTTACCCATTCGATAAGGGCTTGGAGCGTAACCATCGATGGTAACTCCGCCGCTCGATGGGGCTTGTCTGCTTTGCCAGATATCGATCGAGATCATTAAAGATGCTTCTTGGATCGCTGGAACAGTTGAATAATCTGTATAAGTCTCAGCTGCTGCAATGCCATAAGGCTCAACTGTGTGGCGTGGATTATCGCTAGTGTGAGTTGTAGTTACCGAGAATGATCGACTGTCAACGCCTGTAATTGTCTTAGTGCCGTTGTACTTTGTGCCAGCGCCTGAGATTACTACTGACTGTCCGACATAGAAGAACTCGCGGATATCCTGATCAAAGTAAAGAGTGCCGACTGTGCCGGTATTGCCATGAGCAATTATATATTGCTGGTTCTTCCATAGAAAAGGCAAGAGTACATTGTCTGCGGCATCGCAGACTTGCTGCAACACAGCGTCAGAATAAAGGGTGCCAACACCAAGTGCGGTTCTTAATTCACTGACGGTCGTGAGTGCCATGCTCTTATCCTTTCTAAAGACTGGCGGGGTAAAAGGGCATTACCCCGCCAGTGACTTAAGTGTGGCTTACGCCTTGTTGTTCTTGAATGCGCCAGCGCCGACCTTAGTCGCGATAGCACCAAAGCCGTAGTAACCAATAGTTACCTGACCTGCTGCAGTTGACTCTGCGCGTAGGCGGTAAGTTGGTGACTCGTACCATGTGTAAGCATCTGGGTTAACAACGAGGATAGTTCCATCGCCATCGCCAGCGTTTGTTGGATCAACATAGAGGTTGAGTCCTGCAACATTGCCTGTGAGTGAAGTTGGGGCTACTGCTCCGCCTGCGTTCATTGGCTGTGATGCTGTGTAAATTGGGCGGCCTGCATCGTTAAGTGACATGATGTTTGACCATTGACCTGTGCTTACAACCATGTTGCGAGCAAATGGGTTAGCAAGTCCTGCTGTTGCAGCGTAAACAGAAGCTGAACCGCGAGCAACAATTCCGAGAAGTTCTGAAGCTGTTGGGTAGGTTACTGTGGTTGTTGCATCTGCTGTTGCGCCTGAAATTAACGCTGCATTAACTGCTGAGTTAGTTGTCTTTGCGTAGGCTGCTGCCATGTTACGAACGAGTTCGTCAAAGAATGCAGGAGATGTACGATCAAGCAATTCGACAGAGAATGTCTGTTGTCCGGCGTACTTCTTGACTGATACTGACAAGAACGCTGAGTTCTGATCTGTGTCTGTGAATGCTGCATCTTCTGCAACTTCGCCAACTGCTGGCATCTGTGTGATCTTTGGGATCTCGAAAGTCATGCCTGCATCTGGAAGAACTCCGCGTGAGATCGCATCGATCGATGGGCGAATTGTTGTTCCAAGTGGGTTGATGATTTCGTTAAGTTGACGAGTTGGTACTAAACCAGCGTTGTCTGTTGTGTTGTCTGCTGCTGCGATGTATTGACGAGCTGACTCATCACCTAGCGCTGCGCGGATAGTGTTTTCTGCATACTTTGCTGCAGTTAGTTCAATGCGTGGCTTTGAGTAAGCCATTGCTGTTACAGCAGGGCGAGCAGCTTCAACTG